GAGGCGCTGGCGTGGAAGCTGGTGAAGGAGTTCGTATGAAGAAAAAGCGCGGAGATTGGAAAAGAACCCAAAAGCCATTCACGCTGTGTTGGGATTGCGCTCACGCCACCGATGATTCATGCGCGTGGGTTAGAGACGGAGAACCCGTTGATGGATGGACAGCAAGGGAGACGAAGCTTCTGTGGGCAAGAGCCTATAGCAGTAGCTACCATGTCAACGCTTGCCCGAAATTCAAGCGTGATGCCGAAAACGGCGGTCAGAGGAAGTATGTAAGCCATCTGGAGTATGTTCCGCTCAAGGGGGAGAGCAATGGCAGTAGCAATCATAATGAGCATCGTAGCCATGATGCTTGGGATCGAGTGGTTGAGTCTCCTCGTCCTCGGCCTGTGGGCAATGGGTATAGCGCTCTGGCTGATAGTCCAGATGGGCGAACACAATGCTCTTTAGATCACATTGAGCGCGACATCCTTGACCTGAGTTACGGCATAGTCGAACGCGCCGTAGAAGACTGGAAAGCCCTCGACTATGGGCAGAGAGAATCAGTCATGATAGACGGCGTGTTGGTTGAGCGCCTTGAAACTTGCAGTTTCTTCTTCGGCGATTTCTTCATCCACATCTGCGATGGGATATCTTACACGCCGAAGCAAATCAGGACGGCGCTTCATATCTCGGAGGATATGCTCGACATCTTACTGAAGGAAGAATTAAGAAAGGAGGAGTCCGATGTTGGTTTCTAAGTCGCGGTACGACACGGATGTCGGCTACTATCGCCGTCTCTGCGATGCGTACAGAGATGCGTTGGACGAGGCGAACGCCTCCAACGCGAAGCTTACCGAGGAACTGCGGAAGACAACCGTAGACCTTCTGGTTGCTCAGAGTGAAAACGACAAACTGGGCAAACAGCTTGACCTACTGAGGGGATACCCCGATGTGCGTTAAATCATATGACACACTGACCCCGGTCGATAAGGCTATCGTGCTTGCCTACGCAAAGGCAAACATGAGATGCACGATAGCATCCAAATTGACGAAGTATTCGCTGACGAACATCGACTACCATTTGCTAAAGGTCAAGAGTCTGACTGGGCTTGACCCAAAGCAGTTCAATGACTTGGTCGTTCTCATCAGCGCCATAAACGCAGAAAGGAAGATGTATGAAGACGAAGGATGAGAAGATTGAGCGACTTCATGCCCAGCTTAAACTCGCCAACGCCGCCTTGAATGTTGCCACCAACAATGTGGTCGAAGCAAAGCACAGTGTCAAAGTCGCAAATGACAGGCTCATTGCGATGCAGGAAGAAAACCGAAAGCTGAGACTGGCGCTGATGGAATCCTACGAAGCGCCTCCGCTTGAGGAGGTAGACAGGATTGCGACAAAGCTTGAGCGAAGCGGCGGCTTCGTCAACAGGGAACTCGCTTGCGATGCCGCATTGCTCATCAGAAGATTGTGGAGGTCAAGCCGTGAGAGAAATTCCTGATGACCCCATCGTAGACTCTATGCTCCGCACTGGGTATCCGCCTTGGATTGACCCGGGCTGGGAAGACGATGAAGAATGGGAGGAGGAAGACGAAGATGTGTTTTATGGCAACGAAACGGAAGACTTCTAAGGAAGCCGAATCTGACAGATACCGCCGCTTTGAAATCGCCAAGCGGCACATCCCGCAGAATATGCTTCCACGCGAGTATGAGGAAGAGATTAAGCGGCTGGCGAGGAAGTACAAGATTTGAAAGGAGAGCAAATGTACATTGACGAAAAGCGCGTCCTTGAGGCCGCGCACAAAGCTATTGAGCGCGTCATCATCTACTCGGACGAGCAGACCCCGGAGGACTACGGCCTTGAGCGCATCCGTGGCATCTGGATGCTTGCCGATCTTCTCCTCCATCCCGAGAAGGAGGTTATGTGATGGGAGTGCCAGTGCTTATCCCCGGCAAGTCCAGTTCCGGGAAAACCTATTCCATCAAGAACTTCTCGCCCGATGAAGTCGGCATCTTCTCAGTGGAGAAAGGCCGATTGCCCTTCAAGGGCGATTTCAAGGTGAAGAAGAGGGCAACTTACCGCGACATCAACAGCATCTTCAAAGAGCCGAAGCTTAAACGATATGTGATTGATGACTCGCAGTACCTCATGGTCAATGCTCTGTTCGACCGGGCAAAAGAGTCGGGCTATCAGAAATATACGGATCTCGCCTTGGATTTTAGGAACTTGATTCACAATGTCAACTATCTTCTGCCTGATGATGTCATCGTCTATTTCCTGCACCATACGGAGACTGACCCCAACACTGGCGAGGTCAAGGCGAAGACCGTTGGCAAGATGATTGACCAGTATCTGACCCTTGAGGGGTGCTTCGACATTGTGCTGTTTGCGGAAGCCGACAGCGAAGGGCATCACTTCATTACGCAGTCTGACGGCTACACGACTGCGAAGTCCCCGGAGGGGATGTTCCCAAGCATCAAGATTCCTAACGACCTCAAGATGGTAGACGATGCCATCCGTGCCTACTGGGATCTCTGATGGCAAGCGAGGAGAAATGCTTGACTTATGTCAGGCGAACTGTAGAAATCGCCTTTGCTGGCGAAACCGTCTGCTGTGCGCGTTGTCCGTTGCTGGAGACTTATGCGAGAAAGCAGTGCCGTAAGACTGGCGAATACATCATTGATGACCGCACAACAGGCGGCTGGTGTCCTCTCATTGACCCGGAGACGGGGAAGATTGAGGGCGCGTATTATCAAACAATCTAATTTATAAGGAGATATGTGAATGCGTAAGTACAATGATTTTAAGTCCGAAAGAGCGTCCTCTGGGCGCGAAACCCTTCCCGCTGGCGGCTATGTGTGCCAAATCATCAGTGCGAAGGTTGACTCCAACGAGTGGGGCGAGACTCTGGTGATTGCCCACGATGTCTGCGAGGGCGAGTACGAAGGAATCTTCAAGCGCGACTACGAAAGCAATGACCGAGAGGACAAGAAGTGGCGCGGCACGTTCCGTCTCAAGCTCCCCAAGGATGACGGCTCGGAGCAGGATGCGTGGAAGAAGCGCTCCTTCAACGGCTTCATCTGGGCGATTGAGCAGTCCAACCCCGGCTTCGTCTGGGACTGGGACGAGAAGAAACTGAAGGGCAAGAAAGTCGGCCTCCTCTACCGCAACGAAGAGTGGGCTATGGAGGGACGCTCCGGCTGGACTACTAAGGCCGCTTACTCCGAGAGTGTGGAGAATATCCGCAACGGCAAGTTCAAGATTCCGAAGGACAAGCCCCTGCCTGAGTCCAAAAAGGTGGATACCGCACAGCAGTTCACGGAGCTGGACGATCCTGACCTTGACGCTCAGTTGCCGTTCTAAATGGAAGAGATTTGGAAGCCGATCCCCGGATATGAGGGAATCTATGAAGCATCCAACCTCGGACGAATAAGAACAGCAAACGGTAAAACCACATCCAACGCAAGATACCCAGTAAGGGTCTGGAAGCAGAGAGTGCTGAAGCCAAAGGTACATCCGCGAAGTTGTGGCAAGTTAGATCAGAGAGTCAATCTACGGAAAGACGGCGATGAAGAAACGTATTTGGTTTCGCGCCTCGTTGCTATGGCTTTTCTCCCGATCCCGTATGACAAGCTAACGGTGAACCACATCAACGGCAATCCAATGGACAACCGTATTGAGAACCTTGAATGGTGTACTCTGCAAGAGAATATCCAACACGCTTTTGAAACTGGCTTGCAAGAGAAAAGCGTAAAGTCAGTAACTCTTGAGCGTGAGGACGGTCGGTTCTTTAACTTTAAGTCGATGGCAGAAGCAAGCCGTTATCTTAGGAGAAACCACGGGTATGTATCTGGGCAAATTGCTCGTTGCGCTCCATGCTATGACGAGAACGGCATAAAGTACTGGGCGCGTCTTGCGGAGGAGCGTGATGCCGAATCGTAAAACTTGATCCGATTGAAGCCGAGGAATGTCTCAAGTCGATGGTTTTCTGCATTGACACCAGAGAACAGCCGACAGAGAACCTTGCCAAGCGGATGGAGTATTTGCAACCTAACGTGCGAGAGACGCTTCTGGCGGGGGACTACACAGCAAAGACGCTACTGCCTGACGGGACATGGTTCTATGTTCCTACGGCGGTCGAGCGCAAGATGTCGTTGACAGAAATCGCCGGTAATCTCACGCGAGAGCGGGAAAGGTTTAGAGCCGAGTTTAATCGTGCCAGAGATCACGGAATTCGGCTCTACATCCTGATAGAACAGGCAAGCTGGGAGGCGGCGTACTCTGGGGCATATCGCTCCAAGATGAAACCTCAGAGTCTCATCGCCTCCCTTTTGACTTGGAGCGCACGGTATGACTGCTCCGTCCTGCTTTGCAATAGGCCAGACACGGCTGGTAAATTGATTCGGGATATCTTGCACTATGAAATGCGTGAAGCGTTAGATAGGATGGTGGACTATGGAGATTAAAGACAGCGGAGAGCGGACGCAGTTTGAAACTGGCGCTGTTAGGGATATGCACGAAGGTAAAGGCAGATGCGATTTGCTCCCTATGTGCGTACTCCTGAGACTGGCGAAGCACTATGAGAACGGATGCAAGAAATACGGTGACAGAAATTGGGAAAAGGGGATTCCCGCACACAGTTTTGCCGACTCCGCACTGCGGCATCTGTTCAAGTATCTGGATGGTTGGGACGATGAAGACCACCTTATTGCCGCCATCTGGAATCTCTGCGGCCTTGCGTGGACGGAGGAAAAGCATAGCGAAATGATGGACATCCCCGCTGTGCTACAGGCATGGGCGGATGCCGCCAATTACAACTTGGAACATCATGGAGAAGTATGAGCCTATCCGAGATGATGTGAACGGCAAGCTGTTCTCTCCGGGATGCGTGAGATCCTGCCCAGAGCCGCACGTTATCAAGCGCTTCGGCATTGGAGGCGTGGCAAACGTGTCTGTGTACACTTGCCGCAAGTGCAAATACCATGAGGATATGAAGTGGTTTGGGGGTGTGAAGTGCGGCTACAACAGTGAATAGGGCAAGCTGGGAAGACATTGCCCACGCCATCCGTGATTCGATCACGATGGAAGATGTTCTGGAGTTCTACTGCCCGTCTACCCCCAGACAGCATCACAGGTGCCCGTGCCCAATTCATAACGGCAAGGATTACAACTTTTCCTACATGGAGAAGGGGTACAAATGCTTCTCATGTGGCGCGAAGGGCGATGTGATTACGTTCGTCCAGACAATCTGCGAGTACGAACGCCGCTCGGATGCGATGCGTAGAATCAACTCCGACTTCCGGCTCGACCTCCCTCTCGGAGGCGAAGTCCTAAGTGCAAGCCAAAGTGCAAGTTTGGCACTTAAGAGGGCAGAGGCCAAGGCGAAGCAGGAAGCTGAAAAGGCGTGGGAGAATGAGTACCATTCTCTTACCGATGAGTGGATTCGTCTGGACAAAGTACGGAGAACCGCAGACCCGTCTTCGGATGAGTACGCCGAGGCCGTGAAGAACATAGACAGGATTGCGTTCATGATAGACGATCTGCCGGGGGACAATATGCTCCAGCCCAAGGAAGAGGCTACCCCGGCAGAACCTTCTTGGGGTCTGGACTGCGGTGAGCGGGACAAGCCGAAGAACGTAATCTCAAACTATCTGGAGGTCATGCGGCACGACAAGTGGTACTCCGGCGTTAGGTTCAATGAGATCAGCAACCGGGCAGAGATTCATAACGTGAAAGGAGGACAACTTGAAATAGCTCCGTGGTCTGACGCTGACGAAGCGCAGAGCATGAACTATATTGAGCAGAAGTATCTATTGTATTCAAAGGACAAGCACTCTTCGGCTCTCCGCATTCTGTTTGACGAGCGCCGATACAATCCTATCAAGGACATTGTGGACGCTGTCGAGTGGGACGGAAAGCCGAGATGCACAGAGTTTCTTATCAAGTGGGGCAAAGTGGAGGACAGTGCCTACACGCGAGAAGTGTCAAGACTTATCTTCGCTGGCGGCATCCACAGATTGTACGAACCGGGGTGCAAGTTTGAGGATGTCCCAATCCTCATGGGCGCACAGGGGTGCGGTAAGTCTACGCTAATTCGCTTCCTCGCCATCCATGACGATTACTTTGGGGAACTAAAGCTTGTCGAAGGGCAGTCTGCTATTGAGAACCTATCCGGCAAGTGGATTATTGAGATCCCGGAGCTGTCTGCGTTCACAAAGGCAAAGGATCAGGAAGCTATCAAAGCGTTCATTTCCCGCCAGAGGGATTCTTATCGCAAGCCGTATGACAGGAACACAACAGAGTTGCCGCGCAGATGTACCTTCTTGGGCAGTTCCAACGATCTTCAGCCGCTTGTAGATTTGACCGGGAACAGGCGATATTATCCTATCGTTTGCAACTGCAACGGCTATGACATCTACGACCATGAAGCCGAGATAAGAGAGTACATCCTCCAATGTTGGGCAGAAGCGAGAGAACACCTTCACGATGAGTTCATGCAACCGTTTGCGGACAGGAATCTTCTTGACAAGTTCCGTGAGGCACAAGACAACGCCATGCAAGACGATTGGCGCGTTGGTGCTATTGAGGCTTTTCTTGAGCGCAAGAACAGTGGTGAAATGACTTGTGTCCGTGAGATATTTCATTTGGCACTTTACCCTGATGTTCCTAAAGAGCCTACGTTTTCGGAAGCAAAAGATGTTGGGAAGATTATGAACCGTGTTCAAGGATGGGAGCGCGTAGGAGTCCGGCGCATAGGGTCATACGGTAAACAAAACTGCTGGCGAAAGACAGCGCAGAAAGAAGAAAAGCCTTTTTGGGAGGAATAAACTACGGATAAGCATATGTTCATTATCAACATCATAAAGGCAATCGCGGATACCATCATCTCCGCGCTTGGGATCATGGGCTTCATCTACGGGGCAAATATGTTCCAACGCTGGTGGATTCTGCTGTTCACGGCTCTGCCTCTGCTGATGTACTATTCCTCCGGCATCGTGGTGCTGGGAGATCCCGTTTCGGAAGGGGGTGAGGATCATTCCTGATGAGGACGTGTTGAAGCAAATCGAAGCAATGGAGGCCGCGCAAGCCCCTGTCAAGCGCAAACCCGGCAGACCGAAGGGTAGCAAGAACAAACCGGGTAGCAAGCGTCATGAGTTCCCAAACGAATCCAAACAGCTTGTTGACCCCAAGACGGGCATCGTTGTAAATAACAACGCCGCACAGTCTCAGATCATTGCTCGGATGGGCGATGAGCGTGTGACCGCTTTTGTCCAGTACCACATGGACATGATGAAGATGCGTCAGGGCGTGGATAAGAAGAATGTGCCTGACCTCTACAATCGGTTCTACATCTACCTCGCCTACTGCGCGGAGCATGGCGTGTTGCCGAATAATATGAACGCTTACTACGCCATCGGTATTAACAAGTCTGACATCGGTGCGTGGTATGCCGGGAGAGGAACGCCAGAGCAGAGGCAGTTCGCTGATGACATCAAGCAGTTCTTCGCCAGTATTCACGAACAGGCTGGCGGTGAGGCTATCGTCAATCCCATCCTGTCAATCTACTGGTCGAAAGCCCATGACGGGATGGTTGAAGCCAGTAAGCTGGAAGTCGTGAATGCAGACCCGCTCGGTGAGAAACAGAGCGCGGAGCAGATTGCGGCGAAATATTCTGGAATCCTGCCAGAGGACACTTAATTTCGCCATTTTGACGAAGAATGATGTAGATAACAGAAAGGATGATGAAATTGACCAGTAATATGGTCTTGAAGCCATGCCCCTTCTGCGGGTATGCAGAACCGCGCATCAAGAAATACTACGCTGGGACTATCGAGAGTGGCGCGTCAGTCGAATGCCCTAAGTGCGCTATTGAGATGGCATATCAGGAGGCAACGTGTGTGGAGATGGTGGTCAATGCGTGGAACAAGAGGCTGTCATGAGCCTCGACAAATCCATAGCCCACGGCAAAGAGCATCGCAAGCCATATCGTGGTAGCAAAGCATTTGACCCATCATGCAGAAACCACGGCGGCTGTCCGTGGTGCGAGGAAAACAGAAAGCACAAGTTTAGAGATAAGGAGAAAGACAATCGTGGAAGACTACAAACAGAGGATGATTGAAGAGTACCAGCAGACAAAAGCGCGGTATCAGAAGCTTCACAAGATGATCGTCAAAAAGGATGCCGGGACTCTGGACTTCACGCCCGATTGCCCCATCGGTTTGCTGAGAGAACAGGCAGAAATCATGGGACGGTATCTCTACACGCTGGAAGTCAGGGCAGAGATCGAGGGCGTGGATCTCGATGCAAAGCCGGAGTGGTTGTGATGACAAACGCAGAAAAGATCAAGGCCATGAGCATTGATGAGCTTGCGGAGTACATCGGCGAGTTCTGCGATTGTGGTGCAAGCAACTGTCCGATTCACTGTATGCCCATCAACTGCGGCAACGGGTGCGTAGAAGCATGGCGTAAGTATCTTGCGCGAGAGGTAGACGAGTGATGTTGAACTGCGACAAGCTTAAGAACGCGTACAGTGCTGGCTATATGCAAGGCTTAGATGACGCTGTGAAAGCAATCAACAGCATCATCGAAGAAAAGCTTACATTCGACTCCATTGTTGATTTCCTTGAAGAAGTAATAAAGCGAATGTAGACAACAAAAAAGCCCCCAGAAGAGCAGTTACGCTCTAATGGGGGCGAGAGAAAGGGTGATGGAGAATAACAGACGCGCAGATGCAAGCGCAGTTTTCCTCGCAGAAGGACGATTGGGAAACGCCGCAAGAGTTGTTTGACCAGCTTGACAGGATGTTTCACTTCACACTTGATGCGGCATCATCTGATGAGAACGCAAAGTGCGAGAAGCATTTCACCGCAGAAGATGACGGGCTGAAACAAAATTGGGGGGGCGAAGTGGTATGGCTGAATCCTCCCTACGGACGGCAGATTGGGAAGTGGGTACAGAAAGCCTTTGAGGAAGGGCAGAAGCCGCATACATTCATCGTGTGCCTACTCCCGGCAAGAACGGACACAGCGTGGTTTCATGACTACTGCCGCCGTGGGTATGTTCAGTTCATCCGTGGGCGGCTCAAGTTTGGTAGAAGCAAGAACTCAGCGCCGTTCCCGTCTATGCTCGTATTCTTCAACAAAGACATTTTCTAATAGAACGCAAAAAGAGCCAGAAGCAATTACGCCTCTGGCTCTAATTTGTTTTGTGATTCATACTCTCCAGAACACGACATAATTCATGTGGTTCGTGTCGAACGTGATGCTGATGATCTTGTCTGCGCTATCAAGCCCTTCCCAATTCGGGTCGCGCTCTTCAATAGCCGTGTTTATGTCGTTAGGGTCTTTGCAATACTGCCAGTTTACCATGTTCTCCTCCTTATGCGCTAATGATATTAACGTGTCTCGCAATCGCCTGTTCCATCTGCTCATCACTCACGCCGATGTAGCGCCGGGTGACGGTGGGGCTGGAGTGTTGCAGAAGCCGCTGGACAAGCACGATGTCGTGTCCGTTGTCGTTGTAGATGCTCGTTGCGTACCACTTGCGGAAACTGTGTGTGCTGATGTTCTCATAGCCAAGGAAGTCACAGCACTTCTTGAGATGCTTCTGGACGGCGTAAGTGCAGACGGGAAACAAAAGGTCGGTGTCGGGTATCTTGTGCGCGTCTGCGTACTTCCTCAGGAAGCCGTAGACCTCATCGGGGACGGTGAATCGTCTCTGCTTCCCGGTCTTCTCCTCGGTGATGTTCAGCCTCCAGCGGTTGCCATCGCGGACAAAGTCTGCCATGTGGAGACGCAGAATGTCTCCAACGCGCATCCCCAGATTCGCCTCGGCTGTGAGGATCGCCGCCACTCTGGGATTAGGGCGGCTGTCCCCAAAGCCGTGCAGAAGGGTCTGGATGATGCTGGTGTACTGCGTATCTGTCAATGCTACCATTATGTCCTCCTTTCAGCTTGCCAGCTTGTCCTCGCAGAAGAACTTTGTGTCCTTCGCCTTGCTCAGTCTGGCCTCTGCCGCATGAATCTGATGCTCCAGAGTCATGCACTTCTTGTCCCACTGGAAGTAGCGGGTCGAACCATAGACGCAAGCGTCACGCTCCATCTCGGAATGTTCCATGTGCTGACGGAGTCTTTCAATCTGCTGACGCTGGTATTCAATCTCGCCATCAGCATCGGCAATGTGGCGCTTGAGCTTCTCTTCCTGCTCCTGACGCTTTTCCTCTGCCAGAATAGCGGCCTGACGGATTGCCTCGGCCTCATCCACTTCCTTCTGAGCTTTCCACTCAGCAAAGAGCCGATCCACTTTGTCCGGGTCGGTTGCCCCCTGCACTGGCGCTTTCTGCGGCTTATCGCTGAAATAGATGCACAGGATGATTAAGATGATTATCATTCAATTGCCTCCTTCACTTTATGTTCTTGTGGACATGAGACTTTTGCGCGGAGTCTCATGAGAACCGCTTGAAAGGGGAAAAGGAATCAGTCTTCGTCAGGATGATTTGCCATGTACTCTCTCAGAGCCGCGCAGATTATATTACGCTTATTCTTCGGCTCTAAGTATTCTATGACATCCTGCTCTGTCTTACGAAACAGCTTTACCGTGAAGATTCTCACGTTCTCAGCGTCCCAACGCACTTTGCTGGGTGGATCTGGCATTGCCATCAAGGCCTCCTTTCTTGGTTTACCTATTATATCACGGGGGGTAAACCCTTGTCAATCGTTTTGTTTCTCTTTCCTCGCGGGGTGCTGACCGCAACGCTTTCGCGCTCCCGCATTACCTCCCCATAATAGGGGAGTCAGTCTGCGATTAAAGAAGAAGACTGCTGTTCTCAACTGTGTAATCGTTCTCTACGAACCACTTGTCCCAGTCGGAGTCTTTGCAGTAGCCAGCGGCAGAGTAGAAGAAGTCACGCGCATTTCTCAGCTTGCGCTTCCACTCTTTGTCATCCTCACTGTTCACCCTGACAGCCGCAGTAGGAATACTGCCGGAGAAGTCCAGCTTGATGTCGTAATCAAGAACCTCCGCAAAGTGCTTCTCCCCGGCTTCCGTAAGCTCAAGTGGGCCACAGAATGCAATCGCCAGAGCCTCGCAGACATCGTCATAGACATCAATGTCCTCGTCAATCTTGATGAAATCTCTTACCTTCATTTGATAAATCCCCTTTCAATTTTTGTCCAGTTGTTGAGCAACTGCCTAAACGCGCAGAGCAGAAGCCCTGTGCGCTTAGATTATGCTCATTAACCGATTGTGAAGATGCACTCATCCTTGAGTTCGTTGTTCACCCAAGACGCGATGCTCTCAAGAGCTTTGTACCAGTTTCCCTTGATGGGAATCCAGTACCCAGTTCCCCACGGATTCGGATTGAATCCAAACGGGGAGTCCAGAACTTTTCTGTTCCGGCAGACAACCTCAAAGCACTTGTACTCAGTGTCAGAGCGAATCTCAAAAGTCATATTCTCACCTCCTTTTCTTAGTAGCAAGCGTCACCGTGAGGAGCAACTGTCATCACGGTCTTACGGTTACCATCTTTGTCTTCCCAGATTTCTTCCTCGCTGTTGTCAGCCCAGAAGACGGTTTCTACCAGTTTCCACTCTCTCGCTTTCTCAGCCGCTTTGTACTCTTCTATGGCGATCTTCTGCAACTCTTTCAGACGTTCAAACTCTTTTCTAGTGAGATATTCGTACGGCCTAGCGTAGCAGTAGTCGCTAAGATAGAAGTGCGTAAACGGCTGTTTCCATCCGCTGTCACTCCATCCATAAGTAACTTTCTCAGCATACGCAAGGAGTTCCTCATCTGACTCAATAGCGCCGAAGTGCCGCCTCATGTACACGCCCTCGTCTCTTGAGTAGTAAGGTGTTCCATTGTAGTAACCCGCTGGCATTCTTTCTTCCATGATTAAATCCCCTTTCAATTTTACAACCGCACGGGCTTGTGACCGTGCCGCCGCATTACCACTAGCCGCAGAAGGGGAGAAGTATCTCCCCTCGGCTTGTGTCACTCTGCGTTTAGAACAAAGGCTCTCTTTTCATTTTTCCATCCTTTCCAATCAGCCAGAACTTGAGAAGTTTGTCTCTGCTGTCGC